AATTGGAAACAATAGCAAAAATTCAGGCGGGTTTAGTCAGAATAGAGCAAATCAGAAAAGGCATAAACGAGGCTTTAACAGCAAATTCTTTACAGGTAAAAGGGTTAAATATAAGAGAGTTGGGCGCTTTGGTTTACGCGCTTGATGGTTTGTTATTTGATAATGACATGGCAATCGCAAAGCGTGAAGCAGCATAATGTTTTTTTCTGATAATGACTTTGATAAAAAATGGGCGGCGGCGCAGTTTGACCGCTTGCCATTGCATTTTATCGAGCCATTGAAAAAGCGTTACGCAGAAAAATTAGAACAGAACAAAGACGGAAAAGGGCGATTTTATGCAAATAGTTTACTCAAGGAAACTGTTGATATTGTTGGAGGCGTGGCGGCTGATCTGGCAAGCGACAATGGTGCGCTTATTGAATACGCAAAGGCAAGGGCAGCAGAATGTTTTAGGGTTTTTGGGAGGTTGCATGATCATGACGCGGCTTTGTCGGCAATGCTTGTTATTTGTGCAAGGGTTGGAGTACAGCCGCCTGACGATAAAAAATACACGACAAGAGGCAAAACGGCGCGTCTGGTTGACGATTTATGGTGGCGGCGCAGTATTAGAAAGGCGGCGGGCAGGAGTGTAGAGCATAGTGCAATACGCATCGGGCTGGTACATCGTAGAGCGGGAATATATGCAAGCAATGAAACAGTTGAAAGGCGTTCACAACAGAAAAGGCGCAATGCTAAGTTATTAGAAAGCATAGAAGCGACAAACGAGCTTAAACAGAAATATAAGTTATCAGAGTTAGCAAGGCTTGGGGTTTCAAATCCTGAAATCAGGAGAGCCGAGCTAATGACAAGAATTGCGGGATTTGAGCAATTCGCAGACGCACAGCAACATATCGGCATGTTTTACACAATAACAGCACCAAGCAGTTACCACGCAAGGTTAAGCATAAGCGGGGATATAAATCCGAAGTATCAGGACAGCACACCAAGAGAGGCACAAGCATATCTAGTTAAAATATGGTCAAGGATGCGGGCAAAGTTGCAGCGTAGAGGGTTTAGCCCTTATGGATTTCGTGTAGTCGAGGCGCATCATGATGGGACGCCTCACTGGCACTTGCTTTTATTCATGCCAGCGCAGCAGGAGGCAGAGATCAGCGCAATAATGCAGACTTACGCCTTAGCGCAGGATGGTGACGAGGCAGGGGCAGCAAAAAATAGATTCATAGCGGTGAAAATAGACAAAAACAGAGGAAGCGCGGCGGGATACATAGCAAAATACATTGCGAAAAATATAGACGGGTTGGGCGGGGTAGATGATTTTGAGGACTATCAGACAGGCGCAAGCGCGTCGGATAGTTCCAAGCGCGTAGAAGCATGGGCGGCATGTTGGGGAATACGTCAATTTCAGCAGGTCGGCGGGGCGGCGGTTACGGTTTGGAGAGAGTTGCGCCGTTTGGGTGACAGTTTCGGCGGTAGTTCTGTATTAGATTTTGCAGCGGCGGCAGCAGATGCGGGAAATTGGGCGAGATATTTGCAAATAATGGGAAGCAGTCGCAAAGACGCGCCTATCAGACTGTTAAAAGTATGGACAGACGAGGCGGGGCGCTATGGTGAAGCGATAGGGTATCAAGTAAAAGGACTGCATGACGTGGAATCAGGTTTTGACGTAGTAACGCGGGTTCATACTTGGGAGCTTAAAAGGGTAGAAAATGAAGCATCAAAAAATGAAGATTTTAAGGGTTTAGAATTTGAATCAGGGGCGGATTTTTTGACCCCTTGGAGTTCTGTAAATAACTGTACGGTAGATGATGAAACAGTAAAGCGAAGCATTGAATTATACGAAGTTGAACAAAAAAGACGTTGGAAAATTGAAGATTTTATAAACGAAAGGGTTAATTTATGACACTGAAAGAACACGCGCTACAAATTAGCAGCAAGGTTGAGCGTTTGAAAAATAAGCCGCTATTTATGAAAGCGGAGGGGGCAGAAGTGATACTAGCAGAAATGGCGAATTTGCTTCATGGTTTAGTTGACCATGTAAATTTACACGAGATGGAATTAAATCATATGTTTGAAACTGGCATCAGTAACCGAGGTGAAAACAATGGCTAAGGGTCAAGTTTTAGGGCGCTGCGAATGTCCTGAATGTGGATTTAAGGACGCGGAAATCAAGTTACAAAAAAGCGGATTAGTGTATCGTTGGTGCCCTGATTGTTGTGCACAATATTTTCCACGAACAAAAGAATCTAGCGATAGACTAAGATTAAAACACGGCATTAACCTGTCGGGTACTGATACAGAGAAAACGCAAGGCGCGGAGCAGTTTACGCAAGAAGAAATAAAAGAGGCAGCAAAACAGAAAAGCAGCGGCAACAAATATTTAGACATGATGGGGATGTGTTAATAAAATGGAAATGACAGAAGAACAAAAAGCAGATTTAGCGATGTTAAATGTGCAAGCCAGCGAGCAAACGGCGCAGGATATAGCAGCAGATCAGCAAAAAGCAGAGAATGAACAAAACGAGGCAATTTCTTTACAACAAGAATTAGAGGGTTTTATTGATTTTGCAGTAAAAATGCTAAAGCCTATTTTTCCATCATTGGGGGGGATTTATACGCCAGAAGTAATAAACGGTTTAAGCGTATCGGGCGCGAGCTTATGCGCTAAGCATGGATGGATGAGCGGCGGATTGATGAAAGAATGGGGCGAAGAAATAGGGTTTTTAGTTATAGCCTTGCCCGTAGGATATGCAACATATAACGGGGTAAAGGGCGACATTGCTGCACGTAAAAAGCCAGAAATAAGCAGCGGCGCAACATTGGAAGCGGAAAAAGGGAAAGGCGCAGAAATTTATAAATCGGCGGGTTCGGACACAGTGACATTCGGGGCGACAATTGCAGACCAATGACGGGAGATTGATAGTCGTCGGCGGGTCGTCGAGATCGGGAAAGACAGCCTATGTTAAACAGCAGACCAGCAAGAATAAAAGAATCTTTGCTTATGACCCAGAGGCGCAATGGTGCGAGTTAAGCGGCTGGACAAAATGCACAACACGCAAACAGTTATTAGAAGCGGCGCAGAACGAGAAAGCGCAGAAAGTTGCATACGTCGCAGGGGGTGATCTAAAAGCAGAGTTTGATTTTTGGGCGGGTTGCGTTTACTACGCAGGGCGCTATCATGGTGCGCTTGTTTGCATAGCAGAGGAATTGAGCGACGTATCAACACCGAGCAAAGCGCCAGCAAATTGGGGGATATTGTTACGGAGAGGATTGAAGCGCGGCATAACAATATACGCAATTTCTCAACGATGGGCGGAAGCAGACAAAACGGCAGTCGGTAACGCTTCTGAGTTCGTATTATTCAGACAATCATCAGGGGATGATATACGCTATCTAAACAGAAAGACACGCGTATCAGAATCGGATTTAGCAGGGCTGCAACAATTTGAATTTATAAAAGTTGATGCGGTTACGGGGGAAACAACACGCGGAAAACTAAAATTTTAACGGGCTTATGCCTTATGTTTATTCGGTAACGGTAACGGATACAGTTACAGACTATTTCATCGTTATTTTTTTGTAATTATTCTACGCACTTCACAACACAACATTTTTTTAATTTTCGGAGATAACACAAAATGAACACGCAAAATCTTATGCCTTACGCCGTAGCGGGCGCTTTAATTTTCGCCGCTTGGAAATTTGGTAGCGGTATTGTTAAACCAGCAGCCTTGGCAGTTGGCGCGGTAGCAGTAGCAAAGCATATACCTTACGTCAATAACGTACTGTAAGGGGGTATATATGTCAGTCGGAAAAATTTTTCATAACGGCTTACCGTTATCAAACGTGACAGCGTCAGGCGTTGCAACGGGCAACATCACAGCAGGGCGCACAATCGAGCTTTTGCAGCTTGAGCTAGGCGGTACTGCCATGACGAAAGCAATGATCAGCTTGTTTCGATTAAAAGCAAACGGGAAAACAGTAATAGAGGGTTCAGGTACTAACCTTGAAAAACTTAACGCTTACCGTGGCGGCTATACCGCAAATGCTGCATTTTTAGATATTCAATTTGCAGATTATTCAATGCTATCAGTTTTAGATAAGATGGTCGGCGCGTTTGATACAACTCAAGGCATTGCAAACATAACCCAAGAAATTACAATTTCAGGCGCAACAGCGCCAACAGTTAAGCCATTGCTACTTGAATCAGCGCAGCAAGTTGTCGCTAATGGTGATGCAGCACCATACGCTGGAATCTTATCAAAGATATTGCAATATCCTTTCAATATCTCAACGGGCGGCACTTTACCAATAACAGTACCATTCGGAAAAACAAACGGCGCAATCATCAAGCGTTTCCATGTGATTACTAACGGCGGATTGATGACTGGCGCAACAGTCAAGCAAGATGGTTTAGTAATCCATGAATCCATAACATCAGAAAATCAGTATCTTCAAACCAAGTTCGGGCGCGTTCCACAAACTAACATGTACACGATAGATTTCGTGTTAGATGGTAACGTTGCTAAGGCACTTGACACACGCGATTCTAAGTCGTTGGAATGGTTGCTAACATTCAGCGGCGCGGATAGCGGTACAGTATTGGTAGAGTATTTAGACCCATTAGGTAATCTGTAAAATGGATTGGCTTAATAGTTTACTCACAACGGCGGGAAACACTTATGCAACAGTAAAGAACGCAGACAATGCACCTTTACTAGCACAGTATAACGCGCAGGGTCAGGGCTACTATCAAGGACAGCCACAGCTAATTACACAGCAGGGAGGTCAGCAAGCTATGCCCCCTATGCTGTTGTTAATTGGCGCGGCGGTTTTGTTTTTTGCTCTGAAAGATTAAACCATGACGCAACAAGCTCAAACGAGCTACTTGCAAACGGGGTTGTCTGTTGGTAGTGCGTTTGGCCCATGGGGAAGCGCAGTAGGTGCGGGGTTAGGTGCGCTGGCAGACATTGCCAGCAAGCCAGCACCTCCATCAAATGCGGATTCTTATTATCAGAACAATTACAGTTTTGATAATTCTGGCTGGAATATTGGATATAAAAATTCAACGATAAGCAGCGATGCGTTGACAAGTAACGGACAGGACGGAACACAAGGAAGCAATGACCCATGGGGTTTATACAGTGCGGGCGGCGGTTCTTCTGCGAAGTCGCAATTTGCTAACAGTTTCGGATTTAATGATTCGGGATGGAATGTAGCGTTCCCAGATTCAGCAATAAACAGCAAGGCAAAAACTACAAACACGCAGGGCGCAAACCAGAAAACAGACGCTAAACCGTCGATGATGGGGTCGCAATTTTCTTATGTCGTTTTATTGGTTGGGGCGGTGATCGCACTAAAATGGATACAAAAGAAATAATTATCAGCGTAGAAGCATGGAGCGAAGAAGCATCAGCATACATGGCTAAAATTGACGCAGCGGCAACGGTAGAGGATTACGCGCAGCAGTGGGAAGACGGTGCAGACCTGTACAAAGTCAGCGAAAAAGGCAAAACAATCGGGTATTACATGACGCGGCTAGACAGTGACGCGCAGGGAGTAGAGGGCGTTATTTTGGCGGGCGTAGGAGATGCAGACTTTAATCTAACAGAGGTTATCGTACCATATGCAGAACAGCGTTTTAAGTCATTGGGCTGTTATTCGTCGCGCATACATACGTCACGAGTAGGATTAGTTAAAAAACTAAGCAAGCAGGGTTATGGGGCGGCTGAATTAGTATTACGGAAACCACTATTATGAACAAAAGACAATTATATGCAGCAGGTGAGCCAATAGGCGACAGTTGCACCAGCATGGCATACGGTAAAAGACGTATATACGGCGGCGGCGGCAGTTCGTCGAGCAGCAGCAATCAGACACAGACCACGAATACAGATAAACGCATGGTTTTAAGCGGAGGCGTAGGCGTATCTTCTGATCAGTCCACAGTGAACGTAACAAATACAAGCCTAGACCCGCAGATAGTTCAATCAACATTAGACGCAATAAAAGCAAATGACGCAACAAACGGGCAGGGGTTTAGCCAGCTTTTAACATTAGCCGATACCTTGTTTCAGGGTGCAGGGCAGGTAATACAGAAAACACAAGATTCAACGATGGGGCAGATTAGCGCACTAAACACAGCGGCGGCAACAACAAAGGGAGCACTAGATCAGAAAACTTTGTTAATCATTGCAGCGGGGTCAGTGGCAGCGATTTACGCATTTAAGGCGAGAAAATAAAACATGTTATTACAGCAAACTTTTACAGCGGGTCAGCAAATAGATTACATGAGCGAGGCGGATTTTTTCCGACTATTGCAAGCGAGTTACCCGCTAACGATAATTTTTTATGAAAATAACAAAGAAATTGCAAAGGCTGATCAAGTTTCGGGCGGATATTCTGAAAAATTTAGCAGAATTTTCGACAAAGTAACAATTATTTCAGCAACAGCGCAAACGATTCAGTTTGTGTCGCGTCTTGGTAACATAGTCACGTATGACACGCCGCCGAACGGTAATGTAACAGTGACAAACGTAAACGGCGCGTTTACAAACAGCAACGCAACGGTAACAAATGCAAGCGCCCAATTAGTCGCGGCAAATACAGCGCGAAGATATTTAATGATTCAGAACAAAGACGCAACAGGAAACATTTACGTTACCTGCGATGGTTCAACAGCAACAACAGCAAAGGGCATAAAGATCGCAGCAGGTCAAAGCATGGAGTTGCAAGGATTTGTACCAACAGGGGCAATAATGGCAATCGGTGACGCAGCAAGCAACGCGAATATTTCGGTAATGGTAGGCTAATTATGGGAATATCAAGCGCAGGAAGCATACCGCCAGCGGGTAAAATGTCACATTTTGCATTATCGGCAGCGCCAGCGGGTTGGCTAAAAGCAAATGGAGCGTTAGTAAGTAGAACAACTTATGTTGATCTATTTAACGCCATTGGCACAACATTCGGCGCGGGTGACGGTAGCACAACATTCGCATTGCCAGACGCAAGGGCGCAATTTTTGCGAGGGTTTGACGATGGCAAGGGAACAGATGCGGGCAGGGTTTTGGGGTCGGTACAGGCAGGGCAAAACGCAAGCCATACACATACAGCATCAACAGACACAGCAGCGGCACATAGTCACACTTCACCAATAGACAATACAACAATAGGGGCAAGCAACGCTATAACAGCAGGGGGAAATATAGCATCTTCAAATGCGGCAAGTTCATTAGCAGGGGCGCATAGTCACGTTGTGACAGTAGCAGCAAACGGAGGAACAGAAGCAAGACCGACGAATTTAGCAACACTAATTTGCATAAAGTATTGACATGAAAATATACAACTATGACACAAACGGAATATATATATGCGACAGCGTGGCAGATGAAAGTCCACTAGAGGAAGGGATTTTTTTAATGCCAGCAAACAGCACAGAAATTGCACCGCCAGAAGTAACCGAGGGAAATCAGGCAGTATTTAGCGCGGGGGAGTGGATAGTACAAGCAATACCAGCGCCAGATCAGGAAGAAAAGCCAGTATTGACAGCGGAAGAATTAAACGAACAAGCAAAAATAAATATTCAGGTAACGCTTGATAAAATAGACAGCGAAAAAATAAGACCAGCGGCGGATATAGTGACAGCACTAGCAGCAGGAAAAGAAGCGCCATCATATAGCGTTAATAAGCTGCAAACACTGGAAGCGCAAGCTGTAACATTACGGGCGCAGTTAGTGGCATTGACAGCATGAGAACGGCGGTTATAGCCGCATCAGGCTTAATGCTATACGCGGCTTGGTATTCAAGTAACGCACTTGCACCAAGTATTGACACGGCGGCACTGGGAAGCGATTTAAGCGCATCACTTAATCCAGCATTAGATTTTTTAGATTTTGCAACGGGGGGAATTTTGAAGCTATCGAACATGAGAACAGTTACATCAGCAGACTTGGCTAATAAGAATGTACAGGCAATTCTTAAAGTAATACGAACGGGCGAGGGAACGGCAGATGCTAACGGCTATCGTAGAATTTTTGGCGGTCAGCTATTTACCAGCTTTGCAGACCATCCACGTGTGAGCGTAACATCAAAAAACGGATACACAAGCACAGCGGCGGGGGCATATCAAGCTCTTATATCGACATGGGACGAAACTAGATCAATAATGCGGCTAAAGGATTTTTCACCAGCAAGCCAAGATTTATTTGCAGTTGGACGCATTGCAGCGCGTGGAGCTTTAGACGATATAAAGTCAGGGCGCTTTACCTTGGCGATTCAAAAAATTAGCGCAGAATGGGCGAGTATGCCATTTAGCACACACGGTCAGCCAGTGATAAGCATGGAAAAAGCAAATCAGATATATACATCAAACGGCGGCGCAATTTACGCATAACATAATAGGGGGAAAAATGAAAGACAGCGACATGATGATATTAGGGGCGGCGGCGGTAGTTGCATACATGATTACACGCGGAAAACTGAAAATGACGACATTCAGCGGAGGCGGAATCAGTGCAAGTCGTCCAATTCGTCCTAGTAACGCGGTGAATTTAGTAGATGCAAACGGCAGCACTATGAATACAGACTGGGTAATACCAGGTTCACAGCAAGAGGCTATGCTTAACGCGCAATGGTCAGCATGATAATGAAATCATTAGCGGGCATAAACCCGATTTATCTAGCCGCAGGAGCGTTAATAGTGGGCGCAGCATGGTGGGTTAACAAGTCAGGCGCGGCAGGAGTAGGGCAGAGCATAGGCAGCGCGGCGGCAGACTTAACGAACGGAGTTATAAGCGGGACAGTAACGGGGATTGGTTCAGCGGTAGGAATACCGAAAACTAACCTTACACAATGCCAGAAAGATAAGGCGGCTGGTGACACTTGGGCGGCTTCGTTCAGTTGTCCAGCATTGGATTTTTTGAAGTACGCGCTATGAAACAAACAGCGGGTATCTTAATAGGTTTCGGGTTAATAGTCTGGTATTTGATGCGCCAGAACAGCACGAAAGAGCAGCAAAGCAACATTGTTTTAACCGCAGGTATTCGCGGCTAATTTTTTAATTTAATAAGGGGTAAAAAATGGATTTTAACGCAATTTTCACTATGTTCAAGCAGCCTAGTACATGGGCGGGAATGGGTATTTTGTTACAGGCTTTCGGCGTTCATGTAGTGCCTGATCAGTTTGTTCAAATCGGAACAATGGCGGCGGGATTAGGCGCTATGCTAATTAACGAAGCGGGCGCAAAATAAAATGCTAGATTGGTTAGCACAGATTTTACCCGCTATCGTCGGGGCAGTCTTTGCGGGGGGCGGAGCTTATTACGGGGTGAGAATACACCTTTTTTATATTCGACGTGATTTAGATAACCTATGTGGTCGAGTAGATCGGTTAGAGCGTTTCCAAGGGGTAAGAAATGGCTAAGAAAAAGCAGCCACGAAAGAAAAACGGGCAATTTAAGAAGCGGTGACATTTAACAAAATGTAAAATTCGCTTGACGTGTTTATATTGTGAATATATGATTCTTCACGTTGCCCGCAAATCCGTATCCAGCGCAAGGCGGGCAACATCCCACTAATGCGCTGGATTGGATACGGAGTAATAAACATGTACGGACATCCCACAGCAACAAATCAATTCAGACGGACGCAAAAGCGCGGATTCGTCGCAACATTTTTACACCTTATCGGCTTCGGTCGGTAAGGTTTTTTTTCGTCATGACATCGGTAAGAGAGGTTTTTATCATGGGTTTAGATATAGGTGATTTTGTCAAAGTTGCACACCATGACGCCTTGGGCGTTATGCAGGTGTCGGCTATTCGTAACGATGGGGTTTTATGCGAATCACGCGCAGAAGAAGAAAATTATCACGTTGAAATTTTCCCTTTGCACTGGCTGGAAAAGGTTGAAACAGACCCAAAATCGGGCATGTGGATACCGCCTAAGCAACAGCAAGACAGCGGGGAGATGTAAGCATGGTTTTGAATAGTCAGCAATTGGAAACAATAGCAAAAATTCAGGCGGGTTTAGTCAGAATAGAGCAAATCAGAAAAGG